GAAGAGAGAAAAAGAAGCTACGGCAGTTGGTTGAGGCTTTCGGAGAATTGCCAGCCCCAGAGAAGGTACGAAAGGTTATGACGGAACTTGGAGTATCGGAAAATGAAATGCGTACTAATGATATGGCTATCGTAGTAGGCTTGTTCCAGAAGGCTATTAAGGGTGATGTGTTTGCCTTCAATGCTATTAGAGATATAAGGGGCGAGAAGCCTGTAGATGAAACAAAGCTAACTGGGTCAATGGATAGCCATATCGAGATAGGTTTTATCGAAACAGATATTAACCCTGTAAGTGATGAAAGCGAGGTCGATGTATGATAATGCCGTTTAAGGTTATAGGGCCGTTGTTTCGAGCGAACACAGAAAAGACTGCAAGAGTGTATATTAATCAGGGGGGCACGTCTTCTGGAAAGACATACACGATTATGCAGGTACTTCTTTATGTTGCGTTGCTGGAGGCTGGTAGTATAACGACGGTAGTAGGTCAAGACTTACCGAACTTAAAGGTAGGTGCACTTCGTGATGCAAAGACGATATTAGCTGGTTCGGACTGGCTGGCTGGTTACTTCAATATGCACGAGAGCGGACATTACTTGCTGTGTAGGAATGGTTCTGTAATTGAATTTAAGAGTTACAAGGACGAGCAGGACGCAAAAAACGGTAAGCGTGACTATCTATTCGTTAACGAGGCGAATGGTATAGGCTATGAGATATACTGGCAGTTGGCTATTCGTACACGTAAGAAGATATGGATAGACTATAACCCTTCGGAGAGGTTCTGGGCGCATAATGAAGTGAAAGGTCGTGAAGGTGTGAAGATGATTATCTCAGACCACCGAGGAAACCCATTTTTGACTAAGGAGGAGCACGAGCGCATCGAGAGTATAGAAGATAAAGAGCTATGGAAGGTATATGCACGTGGTCTGACAGGTAAGCTATCTGGGGTTATCTTTCCTAACTTTCGTATCGTTGACAGGCTGCCAGAGCGTGAGAGCTGGAAGATGCAGGGTTATGGGTTGGACTTTGGTTTCACTAACGATCCAACGGCTTTGGTACATTGTGTTATTGCGCACGGTGAGTTGTGGACGGATGGAGTAATATACGAAACAGGGTTAACGAATCCTATGATAGCAGAGAAGGCAAAGGAAGCGGGGTTAACGAAGGCAGATCAGATAATCGCAGATAGTGCAGAGCCTAAGAGTATAGTCGAGCTTCGTAACGCTGGGTTGTGGGTTGTCCCGACGGTGAAAGGAGGAGATAGCATAACAGTAGGTATTGACATACTCCATCGCTACAAATGGAACGTTACACGGCGTTCATCTGGCTTGATTGAGGAACTACAAAGCTACAAATGGAAAAAGGACAGAGACGGTAAGAAAACGAATACCCCTGTTGATAAGTTTAACCACGCTATCGACGCAACGAGGTACTTTGGCTTGATGAGGCTTAATGTCAGAAGAGTTGGAGGACCGAAGGCGCACGTTATAAATCTTGATTAAGAATGAGAGAAGGAGAGAAATTCAAACACTGGATAATAATAGCTTCGTTCAGTAAGGATATTGAAGGGCTGGAGCTGGAGGAGTGCACACGACCTATGAAGGTAGGTAATGTGCGCACCCCTCCAAGCCTTGATGATATGACGTTAGGGCAGATGGTACAGATGAGCGACTGCAAGACAGGTGCAGAACTTTTCTATAGAGTGTGCAAAGTGCTGTTAGGAATGGAGGCGAAGAAAGTAGATAATTGTTTTGCTGTAGAGGTCGTTCGTTTCGTTGGCTGGGTACTTGGTAAGGTAAAGATGATTAACGAGCTGTTCGATAAAGCAAAGAGCCAACCAAGCGATGAAGAGATAAGGGCAGGTATTAACCAGTTAAATTTTGGTATATTCGGACTGATAGACTGGTATGCACTTCGAATGGATATAACGGATCATGAGGAAGTAACGAAGGTGCCATGGGGGCGTGTATATAAGTGCCTTGATATGGATAAGAGAACAAACGATTACAGAAAGAAACTACAGAAGGTATACGAAGATGAGCATAGAAAGTAAGATACGAGAGATAGCGAAAGAGAAGTTCCCGAACTTTAGCTATGTATTTGAAGACTGGAACGGAGCAGCAGAGCAGATAGATAGAGTTTCCCTGCCTGCTATAGTGTGTGTGTTGCCTGTAGGTGGTCATCTGCTGTTTAACCGTGGAACGGTAAAGGATAGAGAAGATTGTATGCTCGCTTTTGTTGATAAGGTTACACGTGATGCAAACGGAGAAGACAATGAGAAGGTGTATAGCGCTATGAAGGAGAGTGCAGCGAGTTTTATAACGGCTATGAATAAAAGCCGTTACTTCGAGCCTATAGATGGGAGTGTTAAGTATACTACGATACTGGAGAGTGCCAGCGCATACTTTACGGGTGTGTGTGTTGAATTGACATTGAAAGAGTTACAGGGGGCTTGTTTATGAAAAATGGTGCAGTTAGTCTTGTATTGACGGAGGAGCTGGAGGCGCTGAAAGCGAAAATCATAGCCCAGCATATAGGAACTGGACAAAAAGCCAGTGGAAGGACGGCAGCAAGTCTACGAATTGAAGTCACAGAGGAGGAAGGCACGTTATATGGTCGCTCACCCTTTGGCACGCTGGAAACTGGTAGAAAGCCTGGCAAAGTCCCTCAAGGCTTTCAGAGTATCATCAGAGAGTGGATGGCAGATAAAGGTATAAGTGCAGCACCGATACCATATAAGACAGATAGACCACATAAATACACGCCACAAGAAAGGGGTAATCTTTCACTTTCCTTTCTTATTGCAAGGAAGATAAGAAGAGAAGGTACAAGGTTATTCCGTAAGGGAGGAAGAGATGATATATACTCGAACATTATACCAGCAGCGATAGAAAGAATACAAAGCCGTATTGTAGAGCTGCTCAAATTAGAAGTGGAAAGTATTAAGCTAAACAATGTTGATGTATGAGAGAGATAACGAATAATGGGGTTACGTTGTCGTACCCCGATGAGATAGGTTTTGCGTTTAACCCTTGTTTGCTCGTGGCGTCTGGAGATGAACTGGTAAAGATGTCTATAGATATACGTGCAGGCGAGAAGAAGGAAACTATCTGGATGGAGGCGATGAAAGGAAGATGTTACGCCGATGTAAGAGAGTACGTGCAAACCTTCTTTGATACTTTGGCATTTAGTGATGTCGACTATAATCAAGAAAGGCAGACGGCTATGGGTAAAAGGGTTTCTTTCTCGGTGACGGCTACGAAGAATGATGAGACAAGTACAACGGTAGAATATACGTTTGAAGTATTCTATATCTGGGGAGCGTTGAAGATAGGAGGTCAAGAGGTGTATAATAGTTATCGTACCCTTACTTGGTTCCGTGGCTTTCCTTTTACGGTCGGTGTATATGCTGCTGGTGGTGGCTCTATCATGTTCAGTAAGGATGGTGTAGCAGATAAGTTCGTTAACCTGCCAGAGCAGGGAGTATGGAATATCCCGCTAAAGAAAACAGAAGACGCTAAGAGGTTCTACTTACTAAGTGATTGTACTGGAGCTTTTGCCGAGGTGACGTTTGATAACACCTTTGATATGACGTTTAGATATAGTAATGTAGGCACGAAGACAGAGAAGATACGTATAAATATAATTGATGATTATGACGAGGGATATTATCTGCGTTGGATAAATAGGCATGGGTTCTACTGCTATTATCTCTTTAAGCCAGGGGATGAGGCTCGGAAGGTGACGAGTGATGGTGCATTTATGCGTAACAACCTTCTATCTTATGATATGAATTACGGATATAAAGGCTATACGGGTAGGCTGCAGAGAATGAGCAGAGAAGACACGATACCAGTGTGCGCCCCATTGGTAGATAGTGATACGTGGGATATGCTTTTCGACGTTGCTACAAGTCCGTGCGTAGATTTGTTTGTAGGCTATAAAAATGACGAGCCGGAGTGGATGCCTGTAACTATTGTCTCAGGCTCTTATACGAAAGTGAAAGCGGTTCTACAGGACTTTATATGTAGTATAATGATGCCAGATGTAACTATTCAAAAGTTATAAGCTATGAATGACGAAAGATTATATATAGATGGCGAGTTGGTGGATATTGATGACACTACGAAAATCACGATGGATATTAAGAGTAATCTGTTTCGTGATGTTTCACAGATAGTATCTAATAGCACTTATACGGTGAAGTTACCAAAGACGGTAAAAAACCAAATGATATTAAAGCATTCGGATCTTGTTCAAGCAAGAGATAACTATCCGTACTTAATGCACACAGCACGTTATTTTCGTAATGGTGTAGAGATAATCAAGAATGGAAGGTTAACGATACTACAGGTTACCGATACGGCTATAGAAGTGTGTATCGTCTGGGGGCTATTCTCACAATTTAGTAGCCTTATAAGTAAGGGAACGGCACTAAACGACTTGAAGAGTAATGACAAGATACTATATAACTTCGCAAATGAAGTAGAAAAGTTCGAGGATGTAAAGGAAAAGCCATACTTCTATGCAGGTTATAATGTATGGAGATATGAGGACGAAGAAGATTTAACGTGGCGGACAGGTTTATCCATGGTTTCGCCAGGAGGTAGACGAGACGGAGATAAAAAGACTTGGTTTGAATATAGGATGTCATTTGGTGGTCAAAGAGACCCTAACAGGAAAGGTTTACCACTCCTTCACCCTGTTGTACGTGTTCCCTTTGTGCTTTCACTCATCAAGTCACAAACGGGTGTAGATTTTCGTTTCCACGAAGAGGCGCAGGAGTATATTAATACCCTTGTGTTACCTCTCATCAATCGTAAAGCAAACGAGTTAACATCTGAAGGGGCTTTTGCTGGTACTTTTGACCCTATGAGTATGCAGCAGGGGCAGATGACACTGAATGTAACTGGAACGAGTAGCGTAATTGGAGAGCAAAGCGGAAGCAGGGTAACTGCTATTACCGTGACTACTGATGCTACATTGATATTCGATATATCTGCAGAATGGTCTTTTGAGCTTGGAGGAAGGATAAAGCCTGTCGGTACTGCTAACCACTGGGGAGGCGGAGAGAATGATAGGTACAATTTCAGAAGCGGATGTGTGTTAAGAATGACGATAACGAAAGGAGAGCAGCAGGAGGTCTACGATATAGGAGAGAAGCGAGATGTCTTTTCTGTTGTAGTTCCAAAGGGCTATAGAGGCGAATGTCGGTTTAACAATGCTGGTTATGGAAAGATAGAAGTAGTGAAAGGAAGTACCATTACGTTTGACTGGGTGGATGCTACAAACTTTCCTAATATGAAGGTATTAGAAGGAACTATTAAGGCTACGATATCTAAGGGAGAGAACGTTCCAGACGGAGGTTTCTTTCCTATTGCTTATAACCTACCAAAGATAAAGGTTATCGACTTTGTGAAGTTCCTAACCGCTATTACTGGCTCTTTCCCATTACAGATAACAGAAGATGGTATCGTTAGGCTTGCACCGCTATCTAAGATATGGAAGCGTAGAGATGAGGCAGTAGACTGGACGAATAAGATTATAGCACCTACAATCGAGAATAAGCCTTCTGAACTCAATTATAAGGTTGAGAATTATGGGCAACACAACCGCTATAAGTGGAAAGCTGATGACACGGTAAAAGGTCATTATGATGGCGATCTGAAAATAAACAACGAAACCCTTGATGTCGAGAAAGTAATGTACGAATTCCCGTTTGCTGCTACTGATGGAAATTCAGTGCCTATGTACAAGGTAGAATTCGATAAAAGCACAAAGGATGGTTCTGCGTTTGGAGGTAAGAGAGGAGAAGGGAAAAAGGACGAGATAGAAAAAACAAAAGAGCCTTCTTATACGGCATGTAAGGACAGAATATTAAGGCTGCGTGCGGATGGAGAAGGGTTAGCAGCAGCTTACTTCGATATCAACATGCAGGATATTCTGGATGATAAGTATAAGGATGTAGCACGTACCCTACAGCAGCCAAAGGTAATTAAGGAGAAGATATTAATGCGAGATATAGAGCTGCTTAATTTCGACGAAACTATACCAGTGTATCTTGCGCAGTATGGTGCTTACTTTGCGGTGACAGAGATAAGGTTTTCAAGTAATAGTATTGCAGAGGTAACGATGTTACAATTAGTATTTGAATAAAAGATAAGGCTATGAGTACAGAAGAAGAGAAGATATTAAATATCAAAGTAAAGTACGAGGACGCTATATATGGCATTCTCAGATACAAAGAGAAGCTACAGGAGTTATCGGAGACGGAGAATAAGTTAAAAGATGACTTCAAGAATGGCAAGATTACCTATGATGAGTATGCCACAACCATTACTGCTATTGGTGAGCAGGTAAAGGATTATAAGGGCGCCGTCAGGGAGCTATCGAAGGAGGTGCAGAATAACATCAAGACAGAGAAGGAGCAGGAAGGCTCTTTGAGGTCTTTACGTGCAGAGTTAAGCAACGCTACAAAGGCGTATGACAGCCTTTCGGAGGCTGAACGTAAGGGAGCAAAGGGACAGGAGTTAAAGAAGCATATAAACGAAATTACCGATAAATTAAAGGAGGCAGAAGCGGAGACGCAAAGGTTCTATAGGAATGTCGGTAACTATGAGGAGAGCATTAAGTCAGCACTTGGAGTTAATAACAACTTTGCTAATTCTATTATGCAGATGGCTTCAAATGGAAAGGGGCTATCTGGTGTATTTGATGGAGCGATAACAAGTGCAAAGGCTTTCGGGTCTACGCTTATGGGCTTTATGTCGAACCCTGTATTTCTCGCACTGGCTGGTATTGCAGGAGCTGGTGTAGCTTTTAAGTGGTTCTTTGACTACAATAAGGGCATACTGGAGAGTACGAGATTAACGAGAGAGTTCCTCGGACTTACTGGAGATAATCTGAAAGCGGTAAGAGATGAGATACAGGCAACGGCAGATACATACGGCAAGGACTATAAGGAGGTTCTGGAGGCTGTCGATGTGCTTACAACTCAATATGGCTATGATACTGGGCAGGCGTTGAAGATAATTAATGATGGTTTCCAAGCTGGTGCAGACCTTAACGGAGATATGCTTGCTAAGATTAAGCAGTACGCCCCTGCTTTTCACGATGCGAATATATCTGGAAAGGAACTTGTAGCTACTATTCAGCAGACGAGAAGCGGTATCTTTAGTGATAGTGGTATGGCACTTATCCAGATGGGTAGTAAGAAGATACGTGAGATGTCAGACAAGACAGCAGCAGCACTTGAGGGTATCGGTATCAGCTCTAAGAAGGTCGAGGCAGATTTGGTAAGCGGATCAAAATCGACCTATGATGTAATTAAGATGATAAGCACCAAGCTAAAGGAGGTTCCGCAAAACTCTAAGGAGGTAGGAGAGGTGCTCAAGGAAGTGTTCGGTAGGCAGGGTGCGAATGCTGGCTTGAAGATGATAGAGCAATTAGATACTATGAATGTTGACCTCGAGAAGTTGAAAAAGACTACTGGAGAGTATGGCAAGAAGATGAATGAACAGAAAGAGGCTAACGAGGAACTGAATAAGACGTTAGCAGCTATGTTCGACATGAGCGATAAAGGCTTTGGTAGTATGCTGGCAAACGTGAAGATACTAACTATACAGGGCATTACTAAGTTATTGAAGGGCGTAATCAACGTTATAAACTACTTTATCGACCTGTATAACGAGAGTATGATATTTAGGGCTGCTATTCAAGCTATTGTAAGTAATTTTAAGCAGCTATGGGCAACGGTAAAGCTGGTGTTTAATCTGATTATAGACGCTGTTAAGAATGTAGGCTCGCAACTGAAAGGACTTGCCGAGATAGTAGAAGGTATTGTAACACTATCGTTTGATAAGATTAAGAAAGGTTTTAATACGATAGGCGGTGGTTTCGTTAAGAGTATTAAGGAAGGTTTCGGAGATATTAAGAGTTTTGCCAAAGAGTTTGCGCAGAATGGAGTTGACACGATTAATAACGTCTTAAAGAATAGTAAGATACATCATATCGAGATACCTGCTTATGTTGTAGAAGAAGGAAGCGGTACGAGTGGTTCTGACGAAACACCAAGAACGGGCAAAGGACTTGGAGGAAATAAGAAAAAGAAGAAAGATAAGAAGAAGAAAACAAAGAAGGAAAAGACAATATCAGCCGAGGAGATGGCAAAGAAGGAAGCCGAGGCTATAAGGAAGGCAGAAGACTTGTTAAGCCAACTTATAGAGCAGACAGACGAACAGAGAAGAAAAGCTATCGAGGTACAGTATGATAGACAGATAGAGGATGTACAGCGTAGATTGAAGACAGAAAAGGGTTTGACGTTGAACGCAAAGAAAGCTCTATACGCTCAAATATCACTGCTGGAACAAGTAAAGCAAAAGAAGTTATCTGAATTTGACCAGCAAGTTAAAGATGAGGCTATAAAGAGAGAGCAGACGTATATCCAGAATATGCTGGCAGCTGTAGAGAAAGGCTCTAAGGAAGAGTATCAGCTAAAGATAAGGAATATTAAGGCAGCCTACGAATTAGAGCTTGATGCAGCAAATAAACAGGTAATGAGCGAAGAGGAAAAGAATAAGCTACTCGCATCGATTAATGAGAAGTATTATGCGCAAGAACAGCAGGCTTACAAGGATTACCATAATAAGCTGCTGGAGGAACAGACAAAGGCAATAGAAGACAGATATAAATCTCAGATATTGCAGACGCAAATCGATTCTAATGGAGCAGACGAACTGGGAGTGTTACGATTGCAGATGGATGAGAAGCAAGCCCTACTGGAAGCAGCACAGCAGAAAGAAGGAGAGACGATAGAATCCTTTAATCTTCGTAAGCTGCAATTAGAAGAGGATTATCAGCAGGCAAAGAAAGCTATTAGCGATAAAGAGGTTGAAATCGAGAGAGGTAAATATGAAGCTATCGCAGGAATGATAGGGGCTACTCAACAGGTAGCAGAGGCTTTTGGAGAGCAGAGTAAAGGAATGGCAAGAGCGTCAAAGGTTCTTGCTTTAGCAGAGATTGCGATAAACACTGGTGTAGCTCTTGCACAAGGTATAAAGCAGGCTCAAAGTGTACCTTTCCCGAGCAATATAGCCGCTATTGCAACTACCGTGACTACTATCCTTGCAAATGTAGCTTCGGCTGTTAAAACGGTTAAATCGGCAAAGTTCGCTACTGGTGGTTTAGTTACTGGTCCGGGAAGTGAAACGAGCGATAGCATACCAGCACAGCTATCCAACGGAGAGAGTGTTATGACAGCTTCAGCTACGAGGATGTTCGCCCCTGCCCTATCGGCATTTAACCAGATAGGAGGAGGAGTACCGATAATGTCATACGCTGGAAGTGGTGCACAGATTGGCGAGGAGTTTCTGGCACGAGCTGTAGCAAGAGGTATGGCAATGGCACCGAGACCAGTAGTAAGTGTTGAGGAGATAAACAATACAGCTGGAAGAGTTAAGGCGATAGAAAGAGTTGCAACGATAAAATAAAGAGCTATGACACAATATGAATTATTAAAGACGGCAGAAAGTTTGCTCGTCGTTCTGATGAGTAACGATGTAGACGCTAAGGATGTTAAGTACTTGGAAATGTACAAAGAGTATATGAGGCTAAAAAAAGAAGGTCATAAAGTTGGTTATGTTGTCTACTATCTAAGTCAGCAGTATGAGTGTAGCGAGGCTACAGTGTATCGAGTTGTAAAGAGGATGACACAAAAAATAAGATAATTTCATACGTTTAGATTAATTAGTAAGGGTGTTTTGTCTGCGAAGATAGAACACCCTGTTTTTATTTGTCGCACGATATGAGAGTAAAGATAAAGACGAATAAAGAAAATCTTTATAATTATAAAGTAAATTTGTACAGAAATAAAATCTATTATGGCAGTTCTAAAGATATTCAATGACATTCAAACCGAGAATGAGAAGAATTTTTGCAAGTACTTCGGAGAAGCCGAAGGAGTATGTTTCAAGGATGTAGACGAGTTTTGCGAGGCCATTCCAAAAGGTGATAATGCTATAGACGTACGAATACATTGTGATGGTGGTTCAGTAGTTGAAGGCTGGGGCATTTACGACAGATTGAGAGCAACAGGCAAAGATATTACCTGTACAGTAGAAGGTAATGCTGCGTCTATGGCTACAGTTATCTTGATGGCAGCACCAAAGGAAAGACGAAGAGCCTATAAGAATGCTCAGATATGTGTGCACAATCCGTGGGTGCCAGCTTATGCTCTGGGTGATACTCTTACGGCAGCAGAATTGGAGAAGGCAGCTTCGGATCTGAAAGAGACACAAGAAAAGATGCTCGATTTGTATGTAGAGCGTTGCGAATGTAATAAAGAGGAGATGCAGGCACTGATGGACGAAGATAAGTTTATCGGAGTTGACAGGGCTATGGAACTCGGTTTAATTGGAGAGATAATCGCCCCAGCTTCAGCCAAGAAGCAAGGGTTAGTGTTTAACAACAAAAAAGAGAATAAAATGGCAGAAAAGAATGAGAAAGTAGAGGTTAAAGCCTCTTTACTTGACCGTGCGCTGGCGAAGCTGGGTTTGAAGAACATTGAAGAGCTGGCAAAAGGTCTGGATTTGTCCACGAGTGATGGGCAGACGTTGACCGTAGAGAGAGAGGAAGGCGAGCCGCAGATTGGCGACAAAGCAAGTCCTGATGGTACGTTTGAGATGCCAGACGGTAAGACTATCGTCGTGAAGGATGGTGCTATTACCGACATTCAGACATCTTCAAGTGGTGGTAGTAAAGGCGAAGAGGGCTCGGAGCTGGAGAAACGTGTCGCTGAGTTGGAAAACGAAGTGAAGGAATTACAGGAGAAGCTGGAGAGTTCGGAAAAGGCACGTAAGCAGGCAGAGGCTATGGCAAAGACGCAAGAGGATTTACGTATTCTCAACGCTGTAAAGATTGCAGGAGGAGAGAAAGCACTGGCGAATATCTCTTCAAGCTATAAGCCAGAGCCAAGAAAGCCAGAGGGCACGAACGCTTCGAAGAAAGCAGAGGGTCAGGAGGACGAATCACCTATGAGAAAGGAGATTAACGCCCGTAAAAATGGGAGTTACAAGAACAAGAAGTAAAATAATAAGGAGAAAAGAAGATGACAAAATTTTTTGAAAACATTTCGGTCAATCCGAAAGATGTTACAGACCTTAAAGAGGTTATCCCATTGAGTATTGACCAAGACGAGGATTTCCAGCGATTTACCCACCTTATGAAGGTAAAGAATGGCGATCCGGTGGCTTTCCTCGGTGAGATGGATGATGTAGGTATCAAAGGTAGCGGTTGTGACCCTACTTATAACGAGGTCGGTATTGCTAATTCCCAGAAGCGTTGGGCACTCGGAGACTGGCAAGTACCTATCAAAATCTGTTATGAGAGCTTGCAGGGTACTATTGCAGAGTACACATTGAAGACTGGCACACCGGTTGGAGACTTGACAAGTACCGAGTTTATGACCTATATCCTTCGTCCTGCTCTGGAGCGTCAGCTGAAGCGTATGATTTGGCGTTTCGGTTGGTTCGGTGATACTGCTGCAAAAGACATTGCAGGCGGTGGTACTCTTACCACTGGCACAAAGACAGAGCTATTCACCACGTGTGATGGTCTGTTTAAGCGTATCTTCACGCAGTGTACTTCTAAGGCTAACCAGCTTACAGCTATTGAAGCTAATAGCAAGACAACGTTTGCCGACCAGAAGAAGGCTATCCTCGGTAAGGGTGTTGCGACTGGTATCCTTGACAATATGTTGATGGATGCAGACAGTCGTATCTCTGCTGATAGTGGTGCTGTTATCTTACTTACTAAGGGTTTGGCGGACGCACTTACTTATGATATTAAGAAGTGCTATCAGAACATCATGCCATGGGAGAAGATTTTCGACGGTGTAGATGTTGCGAAGTACAATGGTGTTACGTTGGTACGTGTATCTATCTGGGACCGCTTTATCATGGCATACGAGAATACAGGCACTATGCTTAACAAGCCTTATCGTGCTGTGTATGCTAATATCAATCAGTTGCAGGTTGGTACTGATGCCGACGGCTTGATTTCAGACCTCGATATCTGGTTCGATAAGAAGGAGCGCAGAAACTATATCTATGCTACTGGTCGTATCGGTACACAGATTCTCGAGGATGACATGTTCCACGCTGCTTATTAATGGAGGATTGAATTATGGCAGGAATTTGCGATAGTATTATCAGTAAGGGTATCGAGCAGAATTGCGAGAACCCTATCGTAAAAGGTTTGGAAGCCGATGCAGTTATCTGTAATCGTGCGGATGTTGACTTCTCTAAGAGTGTATTTGATGAGAGCTTCAAGAACATGTTGAAGACACTTATCTTGAAGAGCGGAAAGAAAGGCTACCCTGTTGTACAGCAGGGTAGCAAACCTTTCACAGGCACAAAGATTTCGTTAGCCACTGGAACGTACAGAAACACGTTTACTAACGAGATTTCTATTGCTGTGCTTGATAATGGTCCAGACGTGGCTCAAAACATCATTGATGGGCTTGCAAACGGCTCATTCGTGCTCATTACTAAGAATGTGCATAAGGGAGAAGGTGGCAAAGCAGAGTATCAAGTATATGGATATTACCAGGGCTTGCGTGCTACTGCTATAGAGAGTGATAAGTATAGCGAAGATACAGACGGTGGTTGGCTTGTGACCTTGCAGGAAACAAGTGCGCCTAAGGCTGCTTTGTTCTACTTTAATACGGACTCAAAGACTACGGAAACGCAGTTTAAGAGTTTACTAACAGAAGCTGGATAAATGGAACTGGACGAAGTGAAAAAGACGATAGAGGAACTGAAAGGGCGCTTTGATGCCCCTTTCGGATCTTCTGATAAGTCTACGATAGAATACCTTTACTACGAAGTAACAGGAAAGACTTTTGTACCCACTTCGTGCCAACAGTGTTACCATGATGGGCTTATAGAAATTTATCATTACATTAAAAAATACGGAAAGATGGCAGAAAAATCAAATTACAGATTGAGAGCTGGTGCGATTATCAATTGCCCGACATTTATGGGTGGTAAGGTATTCACGAATGATAACCTTACTGACGAGGTTGCAAAGAATTATCTGGAGCAGTTCCCAGATAATGAAGACTTGTTCCAGAAGGTTCCAGAAAACGATCCGAATGCTGGAGACGGCAAAGGCGGGAAAAAGTCTGATAACAACTCAGATGCTGGAGACGGCGAGAAGTAACGATACGAAAGAAGAGCGAAAATGAATGTAAAGACAGCAAAGAAACCACAGAAGCGTGTAGAGGTAAATTACGAGCTACGCTTTAAGATGCAACGCTATGGTAGCGATAATCTTTATCCACAGAATATTGTGGATATTACCAATGCGTCTGGTACTGCAAAGTTATGCTTATCTCGATATGAGAAGTTTGTAGAAGGTTACGGATTTAACAATGGGGCTTTCTCTGAATGGAAAATAAATAGGGATGGTGTAACTATGGATGACCTTCTGAAAAGTGTAGCGGGAGACCTCACACGCTTTGGTGGGTTCGCTCTTCATATTAATTACAATGTTCTGGGGCAGGTAACGGAGGTTAACTACCTGCCCTTTGAGCAATGTAGATTGGAGGAAACAGACGATGCGGGTGTAGTTGCTCATATCCTTACGCATATTGACTGGAAGGGAGAGAAAACTAAGAACGGGCAAAAGCAAATGGTCATCGATAAGAATATAACTCGTTTTCCTGTATTTAACCCCGATCCACTGGTAGTGATGAGACAGATAGAAGATTGCGGAGGAATAGATAATTATAAAGGGCAAGTGTTATGGTTATCTATTGATGGGAAATATCAATATCCAACGCCTATCTATGATGCTGTTATTACGGAGATTTCAACCGATGAAGGGTTGGGAAATATCAAATACAGAAATGTCCGTAATAACTTTCTCGTAGCCTGCATGTTGGTAACGAAGAAGGGATTGCCGAATGTTGATGAAAACGGAAAGGAAGTCGAGCAGAAGATGATTTCTGATGAGGACTTGAGGCAGTTCCAAGGAGATACGAGGGGCTCAAAAATTATGGTGGTTGAACTCGAGAATGGAGAAGACGAGCCGAAGGTCGTTCAGTTCCCAGCACGAAACTTTGATAAGGAGTTTACAGTAACTGATGAGAGTGTAGTAGAAAGAATTTATTCGCAGTTTCACCAGGAATTATTCTATTCTATTCGTATCGGTAAGTTGGGTTTTTCTGGTGATGTTATGCGTGATGCGTATGAATACTATGCAGGAGAGGTAACGAACGAACAGAGATTTATCGAAAGAGCCTTTACGATGCTATTCGCTAACTGGTATGATAAGATGATACCGCAGGATTTCTCTATCAAACCGTTAAAATATATCTCTGCTGATAAAAACGATAAATCTAATGGAGAATGAGCATTTAATAACGGTTGAGAGGTTTAAGGAACTTGCTCGACCGACGTCAAAACATATTGATGATGGAGAAGTTAACACGTTTATTCGCGAATGCGAAGATATATATATTATTCCGGCTATTGGTCTGGCACGTTTCAAGGCTTTGCAAGAAAATACGCAAGATGTAAAAAATAAAATACTTCTTGAAGGCGGAGAATATGAAGATAAGGAGGGAACATTAAGGAAATGTTCAGGCATACGATTAGCCCTTTCTTATTTCGTCTACGCTAAGATGGTGATGTCAGATGGAGGATTGCTCACCAGAACCGGATTAATGCAGCACAACGATAGTTATGCGTCCAGAGAGGATGATAAAAACAGGGTGAGAATGTACAATGATGCAATGGAGGTAGCAGAGACGTATCTGGGTTCATGCCTGGCATACTTGAAGTGTGTAGAAGGAGATAACGTAAAGCCTATAAGAGGAACAAGAATAAGGATTCATTCAATCGGTGAGTAATGGCAACAATAAATGATTTAAGAACAAAGGCTAACTTGGTGGCAAATGCCACCGCAGTTGGAGAGAATACCGCAGGACGTGTGGGAGGTGCTTTGCAGGACGCTGCAGACCTTATCGCACAGCTGCTGGATAGTGTTAATAGCAATAAAGGTGCAGATGGAGCAAGGGACGAAAGTATTACTTCTTTACAGAATACCCTTGCTAATATCCAGAAAGGATTGCAGGATGAAAGCACGAATAGAAGTACCAAGGATGAGGCTCTGCAGGGGCTTATAACAGCCTTGCAGGGGCAAATAGAAACCTTGACAGGTAAGAATACAAGCCAAGCGATAGAGAGCTTTAACGAGGTCATTGCATTTCTTGGAGGAGTTAAGGATGATAACACCCTTACATCTCTTCTTGATGCAATAAACGTCCGTATTAAGAAGCTGGAAGACAAAAGCCTAAAGAATGATGTACCAGCAAGTATCTTTAATGCGACAAACGAGGTTCCTATTAGCGGATATTATGTGCTATGTGATACTGACAATCAGGGTATCAGTGCAGTGCATGCTGCTTGGAGGGCAAAGAAGGCTTTATCAGGTCTTATCCTTTCGTTTGAACTAAGTGCAGGTACTTGGAAGACGTTTCAGTATATCGGAAAGACGGTTACAGAGAGTAACTGGGTAAACACTGAAAATTGGAAGGACTTTGGAAGCCTTGCAGCGGGTAGCGAGACAATGGTTATTATCGATAGCCTGCCAAAGCAAAACAAGGTAGGAGACTTCTATACTTTAGAAACGGCTCTTGCCTCTTTGCTCTATTGCCAAGAAAAGACAGGAGTAACGTATGCGAAGAAAGGTCTTATTATTAGCTATAGTGTATCAGCTAATAAGATGGAGACGAAGCAATTTCAGGGCGAACTGAACGATTTTTCCGAGATTGCTTTGTGGAAAGACTTTGGCGCAGGCGGTGGAGTACAGAAGACAAAGGATGAAGCGGAAGCTAATGGCAAAGATGCCTTTTCTACAGGTGGGGCTCATGCGCTAATACCGACTACATTAAAGGTCAACACCGAAGAAAAAGGTGTTGTAAAAATGCAAATGACAAATGCAGATGGTGACGGATTAGGCGACGAGGTTTCATTTGCAGTAGGCACTGGTTCTGGAGGAGATGGAGGAACGGTAGTATCTATCCTCTTCAAAAAGTCTCCTATGTATGTTAAGGCAGGCGGTTCTGTAGTCATGGAAGCCTCTATTAGGTCGGTACAGATGCAGGGAGCCAAGGAGGTGACAAATAATATCGAAAGATTAGAGCTTATCGATAGAGATACAAAGCAAGTACTGGAGACTTTGAACGTGAATAAGTCTTCGAGTGCAGACAGTGAGACATTCGACTTTCAGATTGATGTAAGTTCATACTTTACTAAGGCTGGTGTAAGACGTTTCCAACTTGTAGCTTATGACGATAGCGAACATTCTGGGAGCAAGAACTCCAATGTTAATGCGGTAGATGTAACGATAGAAAGCGTTCAGACGCTTAATTACACCGCTAATACGGTGCTAAATGTTGGTGGCAGTGTAAAGTCCTTACAAATGTATAAATTCGCTAACAATGCGAGCGATAAGGGTATATTAGTAACTACGGAGATATATCTTTCTGGAAGATGGCAGAAACTTGGAGAAGCGACGGTATTAGATACCTACTCACATCCTGTAAGTTTCAACCCGATTAACGTCTTGGGTGGTGGCGAAACTCTTGCACATGGAGCATACCCAATTCGAATACATGGAGAAGATATCGGCAGTCGAGAAAATGGTGCTGTTGGTACTGGTGTTATTGGAAATTACCTTCACACGGCTATTATGGTAGTCGAAGGAGGGAATAAAACACCTATAGTGGTAACACGTTGGTATAGTGAAGGAGAGGAAGGAGTAAAGAAGCTCTACGAGACTATATCAGTCGATTATGCTGTATATGATGGTCAGAATACCGCACCAACAGCAGAAGTATTTATCAGTGAAGAGAAAGAGGCTCAGCGTGTATCTTATCGCTCACAGACATACACCTTCACAAAGAAGGTAACCGATGCAAAGATAGATGGAAGCGTTACACTCGGTGTTGTAGTTAAGAGCGGAGAAGTAGCAAGTCAGAGAGCAAACTTTCGTATCTTCGGAACTATGTTAGCTATTGAGGAGGTCAAGACACAAAGACAGTTTAGTCTTGATTTCTCAAGCCGTTCTAATACAGAGTCGGATCATACTATCAGTGATGCTGGTGTAGGATTAGACGTGGAAGGCGTAAACTGGTCTACGAATGGCTTTGTATCGGATAATTTCGGTACGATTGCAGCAGAGGGTAATATGGCTTTAAGAATTGCAGAAAATGCTACAGGAAAGCTCCATTATAGCCCCTTTAATGATACTGCTATAGAGCAGAACGGAATGGCTGTTCAGTTCACTCTGATGAAGAAGAATATAGCAGAAGATGACGCGAAGTTGATTTCGTGCGTAAAGAATGGATTTGGCTTCTGGGTTGACGGAAAGAATGTGGTATTTACCTTTGATGACGGGAAGACGGTAGCACATACGATTACAGCTGCTCTCGATGATAATGAGAGGACTAATGTAGCTATAATTATCGAGCCTGCTACAGTTGCGCCTTATACTGGTATCGGTGTAGCAAAGATGTACTTTGATGGCGAAGAAGTAGGAGCATGTTATTATACAGCAGGTTCTTTGATTGCTCATAACGAAGAGGTGACATTCGATGGAACTCAAGGAGACTTGTATCTGTATAATATCAAGGCTTGGAGAACATACTTTGGTTTTGAACAGGAGTTTAACAACTACCTTCTTACTATGGTAGATACCGATGCGATGATAACAGAGTACGGATTTAACGATGTAATGGGTTCTGTTACTGCGGAGAATACGACGAAGAATAGACCGCTGGCGAAAAAGCTATATGATATCGGTATACCTTACTTTGTTCTTTGCAAGAATAAAGACACAGCAGATAACGAAGCAAAGGATAATTATCCAGAATATCTGGAGGGCTTGGATGGAGATAAGAAGACTAAGAGGACATACGACGTATATGCTTATTTCCCAGACCGTCCATGGCAAGACTTCAAAGCTATTGGAGTTCCTACGACGAACCAGGGAACAACCTCATCTAAGAGACCGATAAAGAACATTAAGATGAAGTTTAAGACGGCAGTTATTACCCTACTCCACACCGCAGACGAATTTAGCGGTAAGGAGCTGGAAAAGTATAACGAATGTCTTTCTAATGCGGCGAAAGGTAAGATACAAATTCTCGACACTTCTTTGCCTACAAATATTGTTACGGTGAAGGTTGACTACTCGGAGAGTGGAGGTGCGAATAATGGTGCTTCGACAAATCTGTATAACGATATACAGAGAGAACTTGGAGCGAATTATATTACACCTGCACAGATGGCATTTAATGGTACTACCAAGTATACTATTAACAGCTCTATCTGTTCTATTCCTTGTGCATTTTTCCGTACAGACAGATTTAGCCCAGATGCGACTTCACCAAGTTATGGATATTTCCATGCAAAAGGAAACTGGAACGAGGATAAAGGAGACGCTAAAATTTACGGCTTTGAAGGCGTTGCAGGATATAACAAGGAATGTCTTAACTACGGAGACTTTTATGAGCTTGTAGCGGGAAAGAATCAATCTTTAGAAGTCTTTTTGAACGGACAGGACAAAAACCAGTGGGTATTCTATTCTGATGAAAAGAAAACAAAGACCTTCGATGTCGTTGTTGTAAGCGAGTTCTGCGGACCAAAATATAAAGTGTTCCGTAAGCAAGATAACGGAGGATGGAGAGAAACTACAGGCACGATGTTGTATAACGGCTCTAAGTGGGTTATAACGGGCGACGTTGTTAACCCTGTAGAGAATTACGAACTATTGAAATATGACGCTTTAGACTGGTTTCAAGGTGTGAATAGCGTAGATGATATGCTAACGCTTGACACAGAAGGCAAACCTATCTGGATGCAATATTTTGAAAGTCGATACCCAGATAACGACGATCTTAATTCTCTGTACAAGAAGGGAAAGAAAGTTCCGTCTCAGCTGTATAGATGGTTGCGTTTTTGTCAAGATTGTAACCAGCATTTGACAGAGAATGATGGCACTATTTCTTTAGGTGGCAATAATGTTACTGGCACTAAGGCAAATCGATTAAAGAAATGGAAGCAGGAGCTACATACAGTAGCTAATGTGTACTCGATTCTTTGCTATCATATATTTACTGACTATCTCGCTGCTGTAGACCAGAGAAGCAAGAATATGATGGTAGGCTTTTATCTCGACAGAGATGGTATCGTAAGAATGTATCTTAACCACCTTTACGATGGTGATACCATTCTCGGCAGTGATAATGACTGCGGGTTAACTATTCCGGCACTGCTTGACCCGAATAACGATGAGGCAGGAGTATATCAAGGACATGATAGCGTGCTATTCGTTCAGAATGCTGCTGTAGGTAACGATGGGTTCTGGCTCGATGATAAGGGACAGAATACTATTACGATGCGTTCTGTAGCACATGAAATGCGTAAGTTAACGACTAAGGATGGACTTGTGCCATTCTCATATACAGGTCTTGTGAAGTATTGGATTACCGACCGACTGATGAAGTGGCCGAAGGTGGTTAGTTCATTTGACGGAGAGCGTAAGTATATTGAACATAGCAAGGCTACGGCTAATTACTTCTACGCTTTACATGGTCTATCTATTCAGAGATTGAAAGACTTTATCAAAACAAGGTTCTTATTCCGAGATGGATTTTATCAGACAGGCGACCTATATAGCTCTGTAGTATCTATGCGTGCTACTGGTAAACTGGTAAGCGTGAAGATAAGAGCAGCTAAAGATGGTTATTTTGGTATCGGTGTAGACCGTGCAAACGTTGCGACAGATAGCTGTTATTTGAAAGCTGGTCAGACTTATACGCTACAATCAGGAATGACTAATACAGGTAGCGGTACGATGTTATATGTGTTCGGAGCAGATAAGCTGGAGATGTTGGATATAAGTGGCTGTACACCATCCCCTGCTTCGTGGGATATTTCCGCACTTACTTTGGTAAAGGAGTTGGTTATCGGTGGAGCTAATTATAAGCTGCAAAATAACAACGAGGGATATCTTACCAATCTTGCGCTCGGTAACCTCCCGTTCTTGGAGGTATTAGATGTGCGTAACACCGCTATTACAACTATCGATGCTCGTTATTGCCCACGTTTGAAGAGAGTGCAGGCTACTGGGTCACAGCTGACAAAGATAAATGTTGCCGAGGCTGGTAATATTGAAAGATTGGAAGTACCGGCAACTTATAAGAAACTCGTTTTACGCTATCTACCAAAATTAACTAATACAGGTATAGTATTAGAAAATTCTGGCAGTATTGAGACATTGGTAGTAGAAGGATGTGAGAAGATAGACCAGTGGGCATTGATGATGAAGTGTGTAGGCGCTACTAATACATCGTTAAAGTACGTAAGAATTACAGGCATAAAGACATCTGGAGATGGAAACGAGCTGGAGAAGTTGAAGAGCCTTAACCTGCAAGGAATTGATGCCACGTTGTCTGTAAGCGCACAGCCTGTATTATCAGGTACCTATCGTTTGACGAGGTACACTGATGATACGACGTTAGAAGGATGGAGAACTTCGCTACCATTACTATCTATTAAGCAGCAGGCTTATAGCGATTACAAAGAGTTTGACAATGTAGAAGATACGGAAAATATAACGAATGTGGATAATTCTACAGGTTATGATTTCAGTAAAGACTATGTAGCAAGTGGTCACATACTAAAGATAAGAAAGAAGAGTGTACCGGTAAAGGGAAAATTCAACAAAGCAAACGGAAAGATGCACCTCACTAAGATTAGTGAGAGTGACTATACAAAGTATGCTGATGGCAGTACTTTTGACAATAAGGATTCACTCGGTGAACAATATGATTGCTTCATGTTTATTCCGCACTTCTGGTATAAGGGTATTAACGACTTCAAATCGCAGGAGAAACATACCCTATTAAGTTCTAACAGAGAAGAGCCAGAGGCAACATTCGCTAAAAAGAACCAACCGCTATTGAGCGAGTGCCTATATGCTGATGCGAAAGGTGTTATAAGCTCAAAGGCGAATGTAGGAGTACAGTTTAACGATGAATGTCTGGGCGATCTGTCTTCGTGTGCAACATACAGGCTTGATGTAGAAGGCATGAAGCAGGCTCGATATATCGGTTTGAATAACGCTACATATTGTGCTGTATTCGTTGATGGTAATGAGAGAATTGTAGGAAAGCATATACTTGCAATTACTGGTATCTCTGGTAGTCCACTCGATTTTAAGAATGAGAACGGAGACTATATTTATAATTCCGTTCCTTCTGGTGCTAAGTATCTATACTTCACTTGTCTACGTGGGTTGAACGACGAAGACCATATCGTATTATCTGTAGATAGTGAGGACATAGAAGCAATCGAACCAGGATGGGTTGAGCATAAGGCGGAACTTATAGGTATCTACGGAGGAACTATAGACGATTTAGGCTTAATTCGTTCTGTGAGCGGTAAGCAAACAAGACGAGGTAATGGTACAGGAAAGACCTCTGATGAATGGTTATACGATACGGAAGGAAACCCTACAAATATGCCTTTAGGAACACTTAACTACACGTATCAAGACCTTCTTAACTTGTGCAGACAGCGTGGAAAAGGTTATCATTCGATAAGCTATGAGCAATCAAAGATTATGGCAATATTATCGAAATGCTACTATGGTAACAGAGATGACCAGAGGATATATGGTTTTGGATGCGGGTCTGACTATACTACAGGAAGACAGGACACTATAGGAAAAGCCGATACGGTATATGGGAACGCTAATAATATGCCAAATAAAGTGTGGGGACTTGAAGGGTTTATCGCTTGTATGTGGGAGGTCATGGACAATGTCGGTGTAAACGTATCTTCATTTGCTGCTTGGAAGGCTGCAAAGAAACCAGATAACGATAACACGATGCCTACTGATGCTAAATGGCATATCTATGATGAGAAGGCAAAGTCGGAAAGAGTTGTGCAAGGTATTAATAGCTCTGGTTTTAATATCACTCGATTAAAGCACGGCAGGTTCTGTGATGTGATAGCCTCATCATTCTCTACAGATAGAAATGCTTTCTCAACAGGATATGCTGCAGGGCAATGGTATAATAATGCAAGAGGGCGGTGTGTGTTGCGTGCTTGTGTCAGTGCGAATGCGGGTGGGGGTCTCGTTTATGCGGCTGCGAGTGACGCTTCTACGCATTCGAGTGCGTACGTCGGTGCCCGTCTTGCCTTCGACGGAGTGATGGAAAACGAAAGCGAAATCGATAACGAAGAGTAAAACGAAAAGCGGGGAGGTCTGGAGGTGGTGCGCCATCTCCAGACTGACCAAAGAAAGGCGGAAGTTCCTTTAGGCGGTGTGTGTTGCGTGCTTGTAACAATGCGAATGCGAATGGAGGTCTCGTTTATGCGAATGCGAATGACGCTTCTACGAATTCGAATACGAACGTCGGTGCCCGTCTTGCAATCTAAAGATATAATCATCTCTACGGCATACTTCTATGAATTGGAGGAAAGCAGAGGATGAGGGAACGGAGCCTCGGTAATAGCAGGAAACTGGAAAACCGAAACATCAAAGGGTGCAATCTATGATAGATGAGTACGATAACGGAAAACCTTAACGATTGCGAAACGAAGGAAAATAATCATTATGAAAAGATATGGAAATATGATACCTCAGATAATAGATGCTACAAATATGGGCAATGCATTTGATGAGGTTGTCGGAGGATTGAAGCCGAAAAGAAAGGAACACTACGAAAAGAGACGTTCCAGTATTCTCGAGGTTCTGACAGAAAGGATTAGAGATGGTACTTTTCATGTAGAGAATTATGAAGAATTTTGGGTACAAGATGGACCGAAGAAAAGGCTCATACAATCTCCTACGGTCGTTGATAGAATAGGTTGTAATGCCATTATGAGAGTCGTTGAAAAGTATGTCTATCCGACTACTATTAACACCTCAGCAGCGAGCATAAAAGGAAGAGGAATGCATAAGCTGTTTAGAAAAGTAAGAAGTGATATAGGTCATGACTTTGAAGGAACAAAATATTACTATAAATGTGATATTAAGAAGTTCTACCAGAGCATTGACCAAAAGCAAATGAAGAAGGTAGTAAGAAGGTACATAAAGGACAAGCAATTATTACCGATATTAGATAGCTTTATAAATCTCATGCCTTCTGGCTTATCTATTGGTTTACGTTCCTCACAGTGCTTTGGAAACATTCTGTTAAGTAGGCTTGACCATAGAATGAAAGAAAATGAGCATGTAAGATATTACTATAGGTATTGTGATGACATCGTTTTACTTTCTAACAGCAAAAGGAGGCTTTGGAAATGGTGTACTATCATCCACGAAGAAGCGGCGAAGCTGGGTTTGAAGATTAAACCAGATGAGGCTGTAAGACCTACGAGGGTTGGATTAGATTTCCTCGGTTATATAAACTATTGTACCCATTCGAGATTAAGGAAGAGAACAAAACAAAAGGCTGCAAGAAAACTATCCAAAGTAAAAAGCCGGAAAAGGAGAAGAGAAATAATCGGATCTTTCAAAGGTATGGCAAAATGGGGTGATTGCTGCAACCTGTACAAACAATTAACTGGTAGATATATGAAGACATTTAAAGAGCTTGGGCTGCAATATGTAGCAGAGGATGGTAAAAAGAGGTTCGGAGGTAAGCAGGTTAGCCTACGTACTCTTACTAATATCCATATCCGAGTAGTGGACTTTGAGAAAGATGTAACTACGGAGAATGGTCCGAGGACGGTAGTTTCTTTCCAGTATGATGATGGGGAAATGGGTAAATACTTCACGGCAGACAAACAACAGCTGTGGTATCTGGAGAAAATACAATCGATGGGAGAACTACCTTTTGAAACGATTATAAAATCGGAGACCTACGATAGGGGCAAGGTTCGTTATATGTTCACTTAATGGTAAGAGGTTATGAATTTTGAAAAAGTATACGGCGCAAAAGAGCGTCAGGACGGGCTTTATAAAATAGGGCGAAATAAGTATGAGGCACGTTTCGGATACGGCACTGACGGCGATAACGGATATAATTATCGTAAACAATACCGCTATAAGCCAACGCTGGAAGAGTTGAAGGATGAGATAACAGCTATCATTAACAATGCTGTCGACTTGAAGATACTATCTGGGTATCGATATAATGATAAGCAGGTATGGCTTTCGATGGAAAATCAATTCAACTATAAGGCTGCTTTTGATTTAGCCGTACAGACAAAAGGAAAAACGTTACCTGTAAAGTTAAAACTGGGAACGGTAGATAATGCCGAATATGAAGTTTTTGAAACTCTCGAAGAATTTATGGCATTCTATTCTGGTGCAATGGCTTTCGTGCAGAAATGCTTACAAGAAGGCTGGGAGGAAAAAGATAGTATTAACTGGGAAAAATTCGTTTACAATGAGTAGTATAATTTTATCGATTGCCGTACTGATAGCTGTAGTATACGCAGCGTTAGCGAGATTGAAGAGTGGCAAAGAATTGGTTTCTGTCTCGTCGATTTCCTATATCCTACCATCTTGGATGTTTACAACGTTCTTTGGAGTGGAGATGTTATTATTATCTCCAGTTCTATTCGAAAAGTTACCAGAGGTATGGAAGTTCCTCGGTTTTATCTGTATGTTAGGATTATGGGCTGTTGCAGCGTCACCTTATTTTCGTACGGAAGCAACGACATTGCATAATATTGGAGGTTTCGGCTTTTGCATAGTAGCTCAAATCATAGTAGGTATTATCAACCCTATTCTTTTGTTCGGCTGGATGCCTGTCGTAGTTTATATACTCTCTGGGTTGCTAAAGAAAAAAAAGAGAAGTGATATAACATTCTGGGCAGAGGCGACAGCGTATATTATATTAATTATATCGTTATGGGAATGAGAAAGTTATTTGAATGGTTAGCGAAAGATGTAGATAAGGTTCTACACTTCGTTGTTTGTGTTTTTATTGTGCTTATAGCAACACGGCTTGACATGGTGGTATTTCACCATAATATCTGGCTTGCCGTGATGATTGGTGCACTGGTAGCGGTCATTGCTGGTATCGTAAAGGAGACGTGGGATTTTTGCGATGGCGAGCAGTTCGATATGAAGGACTTGCTCGCAGACGGAACAGGTGTATTCGCTGGAATGATACTGGCAGTAATATTAATGATATGAAGACTATGGATAGAGGAATAAGGAATACGCTTTTAGGTGTATTAGGAACCGTGGTAGTAGCGTTTGTCGGAGCGTGGGTACAGCTTAATTCTCGCATATCTATCTTGGAGGTGCAGGTTAATAACGACCATCTGTTATATAATGAGAATAACAGAAAATCTCAGGATGATATGAAAGATATTAAGGAAAAGCTCGACGAGATTAATGTTAAGGTTACGCACCTTAACGATGTAAAAATGGACAGACCAGGAATGCAGAAAGGAGGTGACTTTTGAAGCGTCTAAAATCATTAAAAGAAAGATGGAAGGCAACGACACCTTTCTTTTTCAAGCGAATTATCTATGTAGGCTCTATCTTTAGCGGTGTTGCGCTGGCTATTCATGTAGCATTGGTAGCTGGTAGCGCTGTCGAGCCTCAATGGTGGCAGGATATTTATCCGTATCTAATCGGTATTCCTGCAGGTATGGCAGCAGTTGCGAAGTTAACAAAAGAATAGGAGATAAAAGAGTATGGCAAAATTAGATGTATTAGCACCTTTCATTTTCAGTTATGAAGGCGTTTACGGTAACGATCCTGTAGATAGAGGAGGAGCGACGAAGTATGGTGTTACGATAGGTACTTGGAAGATGCAAGGGTACGACAAGGACAGAGACGGAGATATCGACGTTGACGACTTGAAGGCTATAACCCTTGATGACGCTAAGATGATTATGCGTAAAAACTTCTGGAACAAGTGGCAAGCTGATGCCATTAAAGACCAGTCAATCGCTAACTGCTTGGTCGACTGGGTATGGGCTTCGGGAGTATACGGAATAAAGATACCACAGGCGAAGCTGGGTGTACTTGCTGATGGTGTGGTAGGTCCGAAGACGATTGCAGCACTGAACAGGCAAGACCCAAAAGAGTTCTTTGCGTGGCTGAAAAATAGAAGACGGGAATACCTTCAGAAGTTCGTTCAGAACCAGCCTAAGCAAAAGAAATTCCTACGAGGATGGCTGCGAAGGCTGGACGGCATTAAGTATGGTTCGCTCGTGTATAGCAATGGAAAGGAGGTGCGTTTCTAA